CCTGGAGCGTATTGACGTGATCAAGGGCCGCCTGAACGAGATGGCGGAGAATCTCGAGAGTGACAAGCAGCGCGAGGACTTTACCGACGCTGAGAAGGCCGAGAAGGTAGAGCTCATGCGCGAGCTGGCTATTCTCCAGGCTAAGGTTTTGGCCAACACCAAGACCCTGGAGCTCAACAGCCGCGAGGACTTTGCTGACATCAACCGTCAGATGCGTGAGTGCCTGGCACAGGGTCAGCGCTTCGAGGTGAAGATCAGCCGTGCCGTGGCCGCCAACTTCAATGGCAACGCTTCGGGCTACGCTGATCCCGCCGCCAGCACCAACCCCGCTCCCCTGACCACCCACGACATCGTGGAGCCCCTTTACAACAAGATCATCCTATCGGCTATCGGTGCTCCCCTGCTGACCGGCTTGAAGGGCAACCACCAGTGGCCCGTTGTTGAGGCGTTCAACGCCACCATCAACGACGAGGGCGCTGCCCTGGGTGACACCCAGATCCCCATCAGCAAGCTGATCGCCAAGCCCGAGCGCATTGGCATCGCTGTGCCCATCACCCGCGAGGCCCTGAATGAGACCGATGATCTCATCGCAACCATCGCGCGTGAGTACATGCCCACCGCCATCGCTGCCCTGATGAACAAGATCATGTTCAGCAAGACGAAGGTGACTAACGCCACCAACCTCTACGGCCCCTTCATCACTACCAACCTGGCTACCGCCAACAAGCTGACCTACGCCAAGAACGGCACCCCGACCCTGGCCAACCTGCTTGCTTTGAAGGCCGCCGTGCTCAAGAGCAACGTGCGCCCCGAGGGCATGTGCTACGTTATGAGCGAGACCATGAAGGCCATGCTCGAAGCTACTCCCAAGTGGGACGGTGCCGCCGAGGCTATCGTTGACAACAATGGCCGCATCAACGGCGTGCCCGTGTTCACCACCGGCGACGTGGACGACAAGACCGTGGACTTCGGCTGCTTCAAGTATGCGCCCCAGGGCCTGTTCGGTGAGATGAGCTTCATCGTTGACCCGTACAGCCTGGCCCGCAAGAACGCCGTGGACTTCGTGCTCAACGTGGACTACGCTATCACCGTGCTGCGTCAGTGTGCATTTGCCACCTTGACCGAGGCTGCCAGCTAAACAACCCTTTAACCGCGTCTTAGATTATGGCTAACGTAGTGAGTCTGGAACTGTTCAAAAAGCACGTCCGTGCGGATGACTTCGCCGACGATGACACCTACCTGGAGCACCTTCTTGAGGTAGCCCAGGAAAGCGTCATCAATGCGACAAACAGAACAGAGGCAGAGCTGACCGAAATGGGCGGCGGGAGTTTTCCCGTTAGCCTCAAGCACGCCATCATGCTGCTGGGTGGGCACTTGTACAACCAGCGCGAGAGCGTGAGCCAGGTACAGCTTCACGCCGTGCCCGACTCGCTACAGGCTTTAATCAAACCTTTCAGAAAGTTGGCAGATGATAGCGGGACGGATGAAGTATAAGCTCGCGCTATTGCGGCCTGTGATCGTTCAAGACGACATGGGCGGCGAGGGCACCCAGTATGAGGAAACGCGCACGGTTCACGCCGAGCGCGTAAAGCACACCGGGTTCAGGAGCGAGGAGGTGGGCGAACACTTCCCCGACTACCGGGCCGAGTTTAACATCCGTGACGCTCACCCCGTCCAGCCCAACTGGAGAGCCCAGCTGCTGGGTGGAGAGCTTTACACCGTCGTGGCTATCATCCCCAACATTGACAAAGGTTACAAGACGCTGGTTTGTGAGCGAGTGAATGAGTAACTGAGTGATCCTGTCATCATGCCGGAAGATGCTGTAAATATCGAGGCCCCGTTCCGTGACGTATTCACGGCGCTTGACTTGAAGGCCCAGCGCAAGGCTTTGCGCGGAGCTATGAGGCGTGAGGGCAACCGTCTGAAAAAGGCGGCGGTCTCAAACCTTGAGTCCAGCGGCATTGGTACCGGCACCAAGCAGCGGCTGTCGAGGGGCATCATGGTGCGGGTTTATCCTGAGCGAATGGGCGCGGGCTTCATGGTATCGGTGAAGCCGTGGCACAAGAAG